TCAAGTTCTTTGACAAGAAGAACGAGCGTTTACACGAGATGGCAATGTTCTCCCGCCAGTGCGAACTGGAGCAAATCAGAGGTCAGATGAAGCTGGCTGAGATTGGGGCACAACGCGAAGCTGCTGTTGATGTAGGTGTAATGGATGCCTTTAACTCTGCAATAGAACAGCAAGCCACAATGGTCAAAGCCGCTGGTGGTTGGGCGGCTAGTTTGTCTGCATCTGTTCGTCCTGTCGTTACATACTGGATTCTTTTGGTCTGGTCTTTTGTGCATCTGTGGTTTGGTTGGAACTCATGGATTGCAGGCGCTTCTCCTATGGAAGTCTTCAAGATGATGATGTCGCCTGACTTCTCGGCACTCTTGGCTGGAACAATTAACTATTGGTTCCTTGATAGAACTCTGAAACAGCGCGGGCTATGAACTTAGAACTAGCCGCAGAGATGTGCAGACGGTTTGAGGGCTTTCGCTCCAAGCCGTACTTGTGCCCTGCCAACGTAGCCACGATTGGCTACGGTTCTACCTACTACGCAGATAAGCGCAAAGTAACTTTGGAAGATGCCCCGATGGATGAACCCACGGCACGGGCGCTTTTAATGATTGAACTTGAGCATACGTACCTACCCGGTGTTCTGCGTAACTGCCCCGGCCTAATTACAGACGTTCGTAAGTGCAATGCCATCGTGGACTTTGCATACAATTTGGGCACTGGACGCTTGCAAACATCTACGTTAAAGAGGAAAATCAATGCCAATGATTGGGAAGGCGCAAAAGAACAACTGATGCTCTGGACTAAAGGTGGCGGCAAGGTGTTGCCGGGACTGTTAAAACGCCGCACTGCCGAGTGCGCACTGCTGGACTAAAAATGCCATTACAGAAGATACTGTTCAAGCCGGGCGTCAATAAAGAGAACACCCGCTACACCACCGAGGGTGGTTGGTATGAGGCCGACAAGGTACGCTTTCGTCAAGGCAATCCCGAAGTAATTGGTGGCTGGCAGCGTATTTCTGCTAACACATACAACGGCGTATGCAGGTCACTTTGGAATTGGGTCACGCTTGGGTTTCTTAATTTGGTTGGTGTTGGAACTAATACCAAGTTTTACATTCAAAACGGTGGGGCATACTACGACATCAACCCCCTCAGAGTCACCACAGCGCTTGGTGCAAACCCTTTTACGGGTAACGGCACAACCACAGTTACAGTAACCGCCACCTCACACGGCGCAACTACAGGTTCTTTTGTAACGTTTAGCGGGGCTACGGGCACATACGCGGCAACGCTCAATGCTGAATTTCAACTTACGGTAGTTAACGCCAACTCCTACACAATTACAACAACATCCGTGGTTGCGGCGGGGGCCACGGGCGGCTCGGCTGTTTTTGCGGCTTATCAAGTCAACGCTGGCCCTGCGTATGCTGTACCACTAACAGGATGGGGTGCGGGTTCTTGGGGTCAAACAGGTACTACATGGGGCAACGGCGGCACAAGCTCGTCAAGTCTGCAGTTGTGGAACCAGATTAACTACGGTGAAGATTTGGTGTTTGGCCCTCGTGGTGGCGGACTTTACTATTGGGACGCAACGGGCGGGCTTACAACTCGTGGTGTTCTTTTAAACTCTCTTGGCGGTACAGTCACATTTACAAGCGCTTCGCCGACTGTGGTTACCTCCACCATACTTTATACAGAAGGCGCTGCGCTTCAATTTGCGGCTACTACGGCGCTACCTACAGGTATTTCTGCGGCTACAACTTACTATGTATTTGAAGTAAATGGGTTGACGTTTAAGCTTTTGGACAGCGCAGGTAATGCAGTCAACACCTCCTCTACGGGCACTGGCGTGTACGTGTCTTTGATTGCGGATGTTCCTGTCGTACAAAACAATCTAACCGTATCAGATATATCACGCTTTGTTATTGTGTTTGGTACAAACGATTACGGCTCTAACGCAATTGACCCTATGTTGATTCGCTGGTCAGCGCAAGACGACATCTACAACTGGACGCCTGATCCTACAAACCAAGCAGGATTTACACGCCTTTCTCACGGCTCCGAGATTGTTACAATTGTGCAGACACGGCAGGAAGTTGTGGTATTTACTGACTCCAGCATTTACTCACTTCAGTACCTTGGCCCCCCCTATGTGTGGGCAGCGCAGTTGCTTGGCGATAACATCTCCATCATCAGCCCTAACGCGGCTGTAATTGGCTCGGGTATTGTGTACTGGATGGGTGTGGATAAGTTCTACGTCTATGATGGCCGTGTGCAAACACTTAACTGCGATCTGCGCCGTTTTATATTTCAAGACATTAACTTAGAGCAAACTGCACAAGTGTTTTCTGGCACGAACGAAGGCTTCAACGAAGTGTGGTGGTTCTACCCGTCTAGCGGAAGCAATCTGGTTGACAGGTACGTTATTTACAATTACACAGAAAAAATCTGGTATTACGGCACGCTGGCACGTTCTGCTTGGCTGGACTCGGGACTGCGCGACTATCCTCTGGCAGCGGTGTACACCTCAACCACAAATACTGGCAACCTTGTAAACCACGAACAAGGGTTAGACAACAATGAAACCGCCACGACTGTTGCAATTGATGCTTACATTAGCTCGTCTGAGTTTGATATTGGTGACGGCCATAACTTTGGTTTTGTGTGGCGCGTCCTTCCTGACTTGACTTTTGAGAACGCAGAGAACACCCCTGCTGGCGCACTACCTACAGTTGCAATGACTCTGCAAGGGCTGGCTAATTCTGGCTCTGGGGTTACAAGCACGGCTTCACAACCTGTATCTAAAGTTAGTACGTACGTTATTACCGAAGAATTTACTGGTCAGATATTTACACGCATGCGCGGTCGTCAGATGATCTTTAAGATTAGCTCAAACCAAATTAACACTTGCTGGCAACTGGGTGCTCCCAGAATTGACATCAGACCGGACGGCAGACGCTAATGGCTGAACTAAACGCACCCCCACCAAGCTTGCCGCTGGCCCCAGCGGAGTACGAGAGCCGTTACTTTAGTCAGCTAAACAACATTTTGCGCCTGTACTTTAATCAACTAGCCAACCCCGGAGATATGGGTGGGGCAACATTGAATTTAAACATTGAGACACTGCCCACTGAAGCCGACTTTGCTAACTTGAGGCTTGGTGATGTTTACAGAGATACACAAGATGGTGTACAAGCTGGTAGCCAAATGCTTCGCATAAAGACGTCAACATGATATTATCGACCAACCCCCATTTTGAGAGGCAAAAATGAGCCTGCATAAGTTTGCCGAACAGGTAGCCGCCAATGGCCGCGGTGACGACTCTTTACTTGTACACATGACGCCGGACGAAGTCCGTAAGCTTCAACAGTTTGCCCAAGCAAACGGTACAACGCTGACCATTAATCCTGAAACTGGTTTGCCCGAAGCTGGCATGCTGTCGGACTTGTTTAAGATGGTTGCTCCTATCGCCCTTGGCGCGTTCTTAGGCCCGGCGGGGGCGGCTTTTGGTGGCGGTTTGATGTCGGCGGGTATGGCGGGTCTTACTGTTGGCGGTATTACCACTTTGGCTACTGGCAGTTTGTCTCGCGGCCTCATGGCCGGATTGGGTGCTTACGGTGGGGCAGGTCTTGGCGAGAGTTTGATGAGTGCTGGTACAGGCGCAGGGATGACAGAAGCTTTGGCAGGATCGTCTACAGGAAATTTGGGGCAGGCTTTTGGGGATGTTGCCGCCACCGCTACTGATGGCTCTGCTGGCAGTGCGTTTAATAAGTTTTTAACTAGCAACGCTAACCCCGCCACAATGTCTGCGTCTGAACTGGCAAGTTCTGGGTTTAAAGCCGCGGCAGCAGACCCACTAGGTTTTGCCAAAGGCAACCTTGGTAATTTAGCTTACGCTGCCGCCCCGATCATGGCCGGTGCTATGGTTCCCACGACTACAAAACTGCCTGAACCAAGAGATGCGGGTCTTATCCGGCAGATGGCTTTTAACATTAATCCAGATACGGGTAAACCCGACCCTCTGTACGGCATGCGCGAAATGACGCCTGTCAAGGCCAGCGAGTTTGGAAACAAAACATTCCAAGGTCAGCGCGATTTGTTCTACCAACAGAATCCAAACCCGTATGAACTTGGCGTAGGGTCTTTGAACCAGCCACCGCAACAGCAACCTGCGCGTATGAACACAGGCGGCATTGTGGCTTTGGCTGCTGGCGGCGCACCTACGGTATTGAGCGATGAAGCACTGTTTCAGAAGACCGGTAGCTGGGAAGCCGCTGCCGCTGCACGCGATGCGCAGAACAACGCACTAAACGCATATAACTGGCAACAGCAGGCCGCAGAACGAGATGCGGCTAATGTGGCAGCTTCAACATCTGCGGGGATGAAATTTGCAACAGCCCAAAACCAAACGCCAGACCAGTACTACGGCACAGTTGCAAACCAATTTAACGAACTTACAGGTTTTGGTGACAAGTATGCAAACGCCACGGATGCGCAAATTGATGCGGCTATAAAAGATGCAACTACTAAATATGGAGTCAGTCAAACGGACGTATTAAACTCTTTAGAAAAAGGCGGAGGGTCTACTGCGTTAGAGTATGCAATTGGCGCAGGCAACATGGGTTTGTCTGGACTAAACCAAAACATTAACGCTTATATTGCTGCAGCTAGAAAAGACCCCACATTCAACGCTAAGACAGGTTTGCAACAGCAAGAAGCAGCTAGAGCAGCTATGGGTACCGTTGACATGAATGAGGCGGACGTTATTCGTGCAACAGGCAAGACCATTGCTGAATTGTTCCCAAGCACCTTGACAAAACCCGTTTCTGTAATTCCCGGTGGTACACAACTGCCCGGCGCTACTGTGTACGACAACGGCGCTTATGGCAACTACGGTTCTGGCCCTGCTACTGGCGTAGACTATCTTGGACGCACGGTTTCTATTGCCACTCCCGGCGACATCATCACAAATCCCGACGGCACAGTCACAGTGGTGCCTAACATTCCCGGTCGTCCCTACGGCGGGTTCACGGGCATGGATCAAGTCAAAAGCAGATACACCGCAGGTGGTGGAAGCTTGGGCTACACAGCCAAAGCGCCTAAGACGATGACTGAATTTAACGAGATGTTTAACAACCAAACTGGGGGGCAGTCTGCATTAAAGCCGCGTTTTCATACGACTGTTGTTGCAAGGGCGTGAACTGCGCTTGACGATCCCGCATGTACTGCATGTACGGGTTTTGGTTAATGTCGGTAAGACCTTGCGCACTACCAAGCAGATCTTCGACGTACGGCTTAGCGTAGTCTGGGATGGTGGTCGTTGTCTGTTGTATCTGTTGTAGTGTTGGATCAGCCATGATCTATTCCTTACGCGGGAAGATATTTATCAGAGCGGGAATTAGCCGCTACTTTATTTTTGCCTGTGGTCTTACCCCGTGCGCGTTGCACACGATCCATCATGGCGTAAAGCTTTTTAGCCCCTGCATCTGTAGAGCCGTTACCTAGTTCAGAAACTATTCTGGCGGGTATTACAAACTCACCATCGGCAAGGCGTGCAGGTTGGTTCTTAGCGCCAATGGTTGCAGGGATGCTGTCAGACACGCCGTCTCCGGGGCCTTTGAGCAAGCGGCCCCCGTCTGAGTAAGAACCCAGAGAACCTAAACCACCACCCATGGCGTAGCCCATCATGCCGCCACCAGCGGCAATTAGTTTACCTGTCACGTCGTACCGCTTGCCATTACCCGCCAGATACGTTCCGTCGTCTTGCAGTACAGCCGTATAAGTTTCCGTGTTGTATCCAGAAGAATCAACAATTTCAATGGTCTTTGCCTTAGTCAACTCGGCGGCTTTTGCGTCTTCGGTCTTACCGCTTGTCCCACTAGACACAACTTTTCCATCTTTGTCATAAGACAAAAACTTTTGCTTGTATCGGTTGGAACCCGTAAAGTAAGGCTGCATCAAGGTTTTATTACTTGCCGCATTAACCTGCGCTAAATTCTTACCCTTACCCATGAGGAAGTTGTACGCGGCTAACGAGTCATCAGTCTGCTTATTAAAAGAAGCTTCGGGATCTTTTGGTATTGGGGCTGTATAGCCCAAGCTGCCGCCACCAGCGGTGTACCTGCTTTTAAGTTGTTCAACACCTGTAAAGCCGCCGTATGGACGACCGGGGATATTAGGCACGACTGTGCGAGTGCCATCAGGATTTGTAATGATGTCGCCGGGGGTCGCAATGGACACTGTGTTACCACGGTAGTCCACGCCAGTAGCAGGGCCAGAGCCGTAGTTACCAAACGCACCGTTGTCGTACACAGTAGCGCCGGGTAGTTGTGTGCCGCCGGGGACTACTTCAATCACCGTGTCGGACATTCCACGGCGACCAATCGCGCCCCGAATTCGTGCGCGGCATAGGTCGGCTCTATCCGAGCTACCGTGTATCCAGACTTCTACCCGTTCCCGTTGGCGTTCTTCCATCGCTTCACGCACTACCCGGATTGCTTCCCGACGTGCGCCGTTGGGTGAATAACCGTTCTCGATTAGCCAGTCGGTGAATGCCAGTCGTGCCGTTTCCTCGCCTGGGTGTTCGCGTAGTGAACTCTCCAGAGCAATCCGTTCGAAGTTCGTAGTCTCGGTTCTCTTACTCATGACTTCCTCGCGGTCGTGGTCGCGGTGGTCGCCGGCGACGGCTCGGCGACGGGGGATAGTGCCTTGTCACAGATAATACCATCGGCTATTATCTGTGACAATCCTTTACCACTTCGGTTGAGGATACCACGACGAAAGGGAAACTGATGGACAAGGACCAATTGCAGAAGGTGATAGAGGACTGTACCGCTAAAGCCGCCGACGCCCAAGCAACCGCCGAACTGCTAAGCGCGCAAGCCGACGAGATGTGGGCGCAATCGCGCTTGTCCATTCAGCGCGCCGAATTCCTGAATCGACTTCGCGACCACCTGAATCATTTCATGAATGACACGCTACCTAATCCAAGGTTTGAGGACTGACCCCCATTCAACGAACACGCCC